ACATGAACCCGAGTTGATCCCCGAACCCGCCGTTGCCGTCGTGGATCTCCACGATGAACCGGAAGTTGCGGAGGGGATCGGTCTTCAGGTGACCGATCGAGCCCTTCTGGTTGAAGTATCCGTTACTCATGGGGCTCCTCAGCCTTCGTCGCTGGTCTCTTCGGTAACGACGGTGGTTCCGTCGAACTGGCCAATCGTGATGACCACGAACTCGGCCGGGGTCTGAAGGGCTACGCCGACCTCGACGTGAACCTCTCCGTTGGCGACCGTGAGGTCGGTGTTGTTGCTTGCGTCACACACCACGTAGTAGGACTGACGCGGAGAGTCTCCGGCCAGCACGCCGTCCTGGTGGACCTGGAGAAGGTACTGGTCCAGTACGTTCTCGACGGTCTCCCACAGGTTCGGGGTGTTTGGCTCGAAGACTGCGAACTGCACTCGTGCGTGGAGTTCGGCTCGGATCTGGAGCAGCGTGCGCCGCACAGCGACCGAGCGGTCCGGGGTGCCCTGGCCTAGCGTGCGCTGTCCCCAGATGCAGAAGCCTGCACCGGGGACGGCCTTGATCAGGTTGAACCCCTTGGCGAACAGCGTGTCCTGCTGTGTCCCGGAGAAGACGGTCCCGGCAGCCACGACACCGAGCAGCGGAAGGCTGGTGCCCGCCGCAGGCTTGTGCGTGCCGCGTGAGACGTCGGCGGTGACGAAGCGACCCACGACAGCCCCACCAGCAGGCAGGGTGACCGTGGCGCCAGAGGCGGACGACTGCGGGTCCGGGACCGTGATCCAGGGGCCGTAGACCGCCAGGTAGGAGGAGGCGTCGTACGGGGTGCCACCGCCCGGGAGGAAGGCCTCGATAGCCGTCAGCGAAGCAGCGGCGTCCACACCGGGAGCCGGGGAGTCCACGATGGTGAACACCCGCCCGGAGGCCTTGCCGTACTCGTTGGCGTAGTCGATCTGGCTCGTGCTCGTGATGCCAGGAAGGTTCAGCAGCACGACACCGTCGATCAGGTCGATGCGGTCGATCGCGGCGTTGTATCCGGGGGAGGCCACACCATCGGCGCCACCAGTCAGCACCGTGTCGGTGGAGAAGACGGGAGCGTTCAGCGCCGCGTCGTACTCTCCAGGGACAACGACACCACTGACGGCGGAGTCGACGTAGGTCGATCCCGAGATGGGGCTGTTGACGATGTTGACCAGGTAGCGCGAGTCCAGCGGGTCGAGACTCAGGTCGGCGAATCGCTCCACGATGTTGCTGTCAGCGGTGCCGCCGTACTTGATCGTCAGGTCGAAGCGGCCGGGACGGGCAGCGTCCACGATCGTCGGGGTAGCGAGGGTGACGTAGATGCTGTCGCCCCAGTCCCCTAGGTACTTCGAGGTGAACGTCAGCGCGTCGACATTGCCGTCGAGGTCGTTGATCCCGACGTCCGCCTTCGTGGCGTCCGAAGAGTACGCGCGGATCACACGGCAGGAGGTTCCGCCGTTGTTGAAGAACAACCAGACCGCGTACGCCAGGTCTCCGCCGTTCAGTCCGCCGAAGATGCGAACGTAGTCGGACCAGGAGTTCACCACGGTCGGGTCGGTCGGGCCGCGATCGGCAGTGCCAATGAAGGCAGCCTGAGCAACACCCGGGGCAACGGGGGCCTGCGGCAGCGGGGAGAGGTTCTCCTCGATGTAGACGCCGGGCCGTGAGTATGTAGCCATTCCATCTCCTCAGAGCAGTTCGTTTGATTCCTGGGTTGCCGGGTGTTAGTCCAGATCTGTTTCGTCGTCGTAAGGGCCCATCTGGTATTCCAAAGTCAGTTCTGGGTCGGACAGGACCTGGTAGTAGGTCTCGACGGCCCCCTGAAGAAGTTCAGAGGACACTCGTACAGCGTAGATGCTACGGAAGATCCTCTTCCCATCGCGGTCTTTATCGTGGTCCTCCGTGGGCCCCCCGATGATGTCGAGACGGCGAATCGTCCCGTCCTCGGGGATCTCCAGGAAGCCGAATCGGTGGGGGAGCCTATTGTTGACGGCCAGTTTCCCCAGGAGGTCGCGGTTGTGGAGGGCCTTGCGGCTGTAGACCGTCACCTGGTAGTCGAGGTTGTAGGGGATCGGGAACTCCGCGAAGTACGGGATGTCGTCTTCTAGGACTCCCTTCTCCGGGTCGTCCGTCAGGTAGGACTCGCCCCGAGCGTTCGTTATCCGGTCATCCACTCCATCATCGACCGGGTCGTCAACTACATCCACCAGCGTCGGCCAGATACCGCGAGGATCGTAGTCCTCTGGGATGTAGGTCAGTCGCTCGACACCACGGTGCTCCCGCTCGGAGTCCTTGCTGATCCCGGCGTGCTCGATGATGATCGTAGGGAAGGTCATCTCGGCGAGTTCGGTCTCGGGGAGCCGGAAGCGAACGGGGACGGGGCGGCCGTCGACAGGAGCGTTTGTGTCAGTGACCTTCAGTCCCTGGAGTTTCCTCTTCAGGGCCGCATCCTCGTTGAGAAGCCAGGGCATCGACTACCGCTTCCTGCGGCCGTACAACGACACGGCTGCGGCGGTAAGGAGGCCGACGGCCAGGGTCTTAGCCCCGGACACAGCCTCGGCCTTGTTCTTCGCTTGATAGCCCGCTACGAACTCGCGAACGGTCGCCACGTTGGGCGTACCGTTGCCATACCGATTATCGGCCATGGCGTGACCTCGCTGACGTTCGTATGGGCAGTTGTTGTTCGCAGTCTTAGGATCTCAGACGACAGGGCTGCGGTGTTAGAGGCCCTGGTTCCGATGGAACTGCTGCGCCTGGAGCAGCGCCGACGCGCGCTCGTGTGCGTTGCCCGCCTCGGTGAAGCGGACCATCGACATGCTCGGCCGGAGGAGCCCAACCTTCTGCTCCTGGAACTGCCCACCGGCTGCGATCATCGCGTGGTTCTGGCCGCGCGTCTCTGTGGCGAGCGCCTGCCTGGCGAGCGGGCTGAACATCGCGGCGTGCTTCTGGAAGGCCGCCTCTTCCCCGTGCCGATCTACGCCTCGGCCGGTACCGGCGTGACCGAAGACGTCGTGGACTGCACGGAACATGTCGTTCTCGTCGTTGGAGAAGACCGGGTGGCCACCCGTGCTCGCGGCCGAGAAGGTCTTGATCCGACCCTCGGCGATGTCGTTGAAGAAGTGCTTGGTACCTCCGGCGTCGGGGTCTCCGTACGGGTCGTGAGGTGTGACCTCGTGTTGCATCCCCATGCCACCCTTGGACTCCGGCGCGGTCAGGTGGTCGTACTGCCGCTTGACCTCCTCGCGCATCGCGTGGAAGGCCGGGAGGGCCTTAGGGTCGAAGTCGGGTAGGTCGCCGTACGCCTTCGCTACCTGCTTGACGATGCCCGGGGTGACCAGGGCTCGGCTGTAGTCGCGGGTGTCCGGGGAGAGCCCGGCCATTGACTGGAAGGATGCGGCGCCTCTACGGGCTCGCTCAACCGGGGCTGCTCCCACTGCGAAGTCCGCTGCCCGCATCGTTGCCCTTCCCGAAGTACTCCGTGGAGTACCAGCCACCTGATTCTCGAACCGACCTGACGCGCCACAGCCACTCATCGAACTGCGGAGCGACGGCCTTCAGGGAGAAGCGGTTGATGGCTTCCTGCCTAATCGTCTCAGGAGAGAGCCGGTCGGCCAAGTGGACCTGGTCGACGGCCTGCTGAAGCGTGCGGTACCGGAAGCCCGTGATGCCCTGTCGGATCGTCTCGGTGAAGACCCCGTAGTCGGGAGCGATGGGAGGGATCCCTGACATCATCCCCTCGACGTGGACGGTGCCGAAGGGCTCGATGTAGAGCGTCGGGACGATCAGGGCCGAAGCGTGCGCCATGAGTTCGGCGCGCTCGACGGGTCCCACAGGTCCCCGGTAGTCCCCAGCGAACTCCACACCGCCGTCGGCCAGGATGCGCCCATCTCCGAGATCGGTACCACCAGCCCCGACTACGACCAGAGGCTTTCCGACACGCTCCGCGATGTCAGCGGCAACGTGCGGCCCCTTGCGAACGCTCACGCGCCCGATGAATAGCAAGTAGCCCTGGTCTGTGGCGGCACCATTGAAGTCGTCGGGCCGGACGAAGTTCGGGATCACCGCGTCGAAGGCTCGGCCGTCGTTGATGTTGTGCGCGCCGTACCGGTGGTGCATCCACGCATACGACTCGAAGCAGG